CCTTTAAGTAAATAAAAAATTAAAATCAAACTTGCATTCTTAAATGCATTTTATTTTTTAAAATAAATTTTGAAAATGAGCTTTTTACGTCATTATGAATACACTAGATCACAATTTAAATCTTTTCTTTCTTCACTTACAATTTCATCTGATGTACATAATCCGTTCAAGCCGATTTCAACAAATAAAATGGTTAGTTCAACCATTTCAGCATCGTCTCGTTCTCCAGCTCCTCTGATAGAACCAATATTTCAGAGAGTTTTTAATTTGAGCAAAGAGACAATAGGTCTGTTAAATCCAGGAGATTTACGCAAGAAAACTGATGAGACCAAAGAGTCCACAATTGCAGCCTTATTGACTAACACGAGCCCAAGACTATGTCATAGGATGGTAGGTCGAATTTATATGACACTCGATTCATTACTTTTTATTAATGAAAAACTACCAGTCAGGAACCCTTGCGACGTAATACAAGAGATGCCGACCTCAACGAGTTCTGCGTATCCGGACTTTATTACTCCTAAATCGTCGAATCGTTCACGCATAATAGCACAAATTTACTATATGCTTTCGACACATGACTTTTCTTGTTTTACCAACTATTTTACTGTTATTAGTTGGAGGGTCCAACAAAGACCCAGTGGTACAAAATATAGAATATTTTTTCCTGTACCACAATTAATACAAGTATCAGAGTATATGTTTGCTAGTGCGTGGTTTTCTCATTTAAGAGTAAACAAAAACACGCCTTATTGCTTTGGTCACACATATGAAGACCTTAAAACCAAATATGTTGGTTGGCAAAAATATAAATATATATACTCACTTGACTACAGCTCTTATGACCTGAGTATACCAAGACGTGTACTTAGTTATGTTTTTGAATATATTCGTAGGAACACGAAATTTTCATCAGGTGCACAAGTTCAATTGTTTAATCAAATTGAAAAATTTCATCTGAAAGGTTCAGTCATAATCTATGTTCAAGGTTTATTTCATATTATCTCGAAGGCAAATGGACTTTATTCAGGTTCATCCCTAACTAATTTTCTAGGAACATTAGTTAATATGTTTATAATTGTATACTTTTGTCAATGGCATAAAATTCCCGTAACTAGAGAAATGTTTGCAGTAATGGGAGATGATACCATTCTATGTTTAAACACATATTATTCACTCGGTTACATGAAAAAATTTTTTAAAGAACATTTTGGAATCAATATTTCTTTAGAAAAATCTAAAATTTTCAAATCTGGGGAAAAAGTTTTCTTCTTAGGCCATTATTTTGACGATTCGGGCAGATATTTAGATTTTGATTTGACTAAACGTCAGCTGGTAATATCCGAGAGTTTTATACCAGAATCAAAAATATCCACTGAAATGAGAATAATTTCTAAATTTTGTTCTCTTTGTTTTAAGTGTTCCGACGGACATGTATTTTATCATATGTATATTGATAAAATAAAGGAACTGCTTAACATCAGTAAGTTACCGAAGTATTATTTAAATCTGATAGCTGGATCAGACGGTTATCTTAAACCGGTTGAAATTAATTATGCTATATACGAATCTTGGCGCAAACAATAGTTTGCTAGGTACATTGTATTTTGAATGTAAATTTAAAGATGATCAAGAACAGTTAGGTATAATTTTTTGCTAATTTTTGTAAGTATAAAAATTTTCTTAAATTAATTAAAAGGTTTCTTTTTTATTCATTTAT